TAGCCCGCTGTATGTATAACAAAATATGGGGATTTTGGAAAAGATACCATTCGATTCTGCTTTGCAGTGAACAAACCCAACGTCCACATCCCGCTGCTTCTTTATGCGTGTGTTTCCGAGCTGTAAATCCAGGCACCGGCAGTGTGAAGGTGGTCACAAAGACGGGCCTTGCCTGCTAAGGTTTTATACCACCTTAGCTGGGTATCTAATGACAACCGGGCGCTGGAACAAGGTTGCGCAATAAAGCAAGGTGCACCTCATCTTTAAACGCAGTAACTACAGCTTGATCACATGCAATAGTTAAAAACAAATCCCCGTCCGGCATTCCAAAAGTAACAAGCTCTCCGTCAATAATATTGCGAAGTGCATCGATCGAAAGTGTTATGCGCAAATGAGTCATTGCGGGATGATATAACCGATGCAAAGGTAATGCAAGGACTACCGATTGTGTCGTTTCATGCAGTCTCATGCAGTGTCAAATAAGTTCTTGCACGACTTTGCACGGGGTGATACTATCGCCGAACTTCGTAGTTAATTAATTATTTTTTTAGGAGAATAGGATGACACGCACACGCTATTCACATTTAAGTGACGAAGAACTTCTTTCAGAAACCGAACAGTATTTTGCAAACGATTTGATTGTTGAATTGCGCGAGAGACTGGCAGACAAGATCGATGAACTAGAGGCACCAGTAATCTGCCACTTGTGTAAAGAACCAGTTGACATCAGTAAATTAAACAAAGAGGACGGCACCCTATGAACATCACAATAAAAGTAGAAGCGGAAGAATTGATTGCTGCAATTGAGAAACTCGCAGCAGCTGTATCACTTAACCCTGCAGTAATTGACCAGCCTGTAGTTGTGAAAAACGCACCGGCAAAAAAAGCTGCTAAAGAAGAACCGCCGCCAGCGCCGCCTGCTAAAGGCATTACTCTGGAACAAGTGAGAGCTAAGCTGGCAGAAGTATCAAACGCTGGTAAGAAGAACGAAGTCAAAGCTTTGCTTACCAGCTATGGTGTAAGTAAGTTGACAGACTTACCGACTGAAAAGTACAGCGACTTGTTGGCTGAAGCGGAGGCGCTATGACTGTAGTTACTATGAAAATTTGGGATGATAATAACGAATTAAAAATGGAAGCAACGCTGGATGATCCGGAGGCAATCAACCTACCGCCAACAGCTGCTTTAATTTTTGGTAGTTATCTTGGCGCCCACACCGAGGCATTGGTGGAAGCATCTATGCATTGGTATAAACAGCAAGTCACTGCACCACCGCCTGACCTTGCACCTGAACCACCGCAAATATATGTACCACCTGAGAAGGAGATTAAACTATGAGCGATTCATTTTTAAATATTCTTGCAGGGCTCGGAGTATTTTTTGCCAGTGCTGCTTTCGTAGGAGTATGGGTAGCATTCGGCATGTACGTAGCTCATGCAGTTTTACAGGTTCTTTTATGAAAGCATTCCCAATACAAAACGCAGCTTTACCTGAAGAAAATCATGGTATGGACTTACGTGATTACTTTGCAGCTAAGGCTATGCAAGGTCTTTTATCGACAGTTAAAGATGAAGAATGGCAATATGATGATGTCGCTGCTATTGCTTACGGGATGGCGGATGCGATGATGGAAGCGAGGAAACAACATGACTGACATAGTACCTATCAAGTTGCATGCAAAGCTATCAGCTTCTGGTTCAGAGAAGTGGATGACTTGTACACCAAGCGCAAAGATGGAAGAGTCTTTTCCTGATGAGCATTCTGTATTTGCAGCTGAAGGTACGTTTGCACATGCAGTATTTGAATCAGAGCTATTGCAGTTTCTTGGCCGCCATTACGAAGACCTAAACCCTGCTGATGTTGAGCAATACGACAGCCCTGCTTTGCGTGATCATGTCATGGATGCTGTGCGTGCTGTTATTGAACGAATCAAAGAAGCTTATAAGGTATGCAAAGACCCTAAGATTTTGATCGAACAAAGATTGGACTTCAGTCCATGGGTGCCAGAAGGTTTTGGTACAGGCGACGCTGTAATCATCACTGATGATTTAATTGAAGTGATGGATTTGAAGTATGGCAAAGGTATCGTAGTAGATGCAATCAATAATAGTCAGATGCGTTTGTATGGCCTTGGTGCTTACAACGAGATGGCACATCTTTACAATATCAAGCGCGTGCGTATGACCATCTTGCAGCCACGTCTCAATAACTATCCGGTAGAAGAGATGTCTATTGAAAAGCTATTAGATTGGGCAAGAGATGAAGTCAATCCCAAAGCAAAACTTGCTTGGGTAGGCGAAGGTGATTTAGTTGCCGGTGACCATTGCAGTAGTTGTTTTTGTCGCGCACGTTTTCAATGTCCAGAGCGTGCAAAGATTGCTTACGATTTAGCTCAACAGGATTTTGCTTTGAAAGAACCTAGACTATTAACGATTGAACAGATAGCTACAGTACTAAGTAAAGCTGACATTGCTATCGATTGGTTAAACGATGTAAAAACTTATGCATTGAAACAAGCTGAACGTGGCGAAGCTATACCGGGTTACAAGCTTGTTGAAGGTAGAAGCAATCGTAAGTACACTGATCAAGATGAAGTAGCACAGAAACTGATTGAATCAGGTATTGATGAAGCAGTGATCTATGAAAAAAGTTTATTAGGTATAACAGCCATGGAGAAAGTCCTTGGCAAAAAGTTGTTCGCCCATCTGCTTGAAGATTTGATAGTCAAGCCGATTGGCAAACCCACGCTGGTACCCGCAGGGGATAAGAGGCCAGCATTGACTGCATCAGCATCCGCTGATGTAGATTTTTTGTGAAACAGGAGAGACCGTATGTCTACAGTAAAAGATGCAGGAACCAAAGTTGTTACAGGTAAAGTTCGTTTGTCTTATGCGAATTTATTTAAACCGCGTGCGCAAGAGGAAGGCCAAGAGCCTAAGTACAGCGTATGTGTTTTGATACCTAAGTCGGACAAAGAAACAATCGCTAAGATTAAAGAAGCTATCGAAGCAGCTAAAGCAAAAGGTGCAGATCAATGGGGCGGTAAAGTTCCAGCTGGTTTGAAATTACCTTTACGTGATGGCGATACAGAGCGCGATAGTCCAGAGTACAAAGGCCACTGGTTTGTAAATGCAAACAGTAAACAGAAGCCTGCAGTTGTTGGTACAGAACGCGACATTGAAGGTAAGTTAATTCCTTTAGGTGAAGCTGACGTGTACAGCGGTTGCTACGCACGCGTGTCATTGAACTTCTTTGGCTACAGTGCAAAGGGTAACAAAGGCGTTGGCGCTGGTTTGCAAAACGTGCAGAAGGTTGATGACGGTGAAGCATTATCCGGTCGTTCAAATGCTGATGCTGATTTCAGTAGTAGCGACGAAGACTTTTTAAGCTAAGTAGTTACGGGGGAAAGCGGATGTTAGTGTGCGGCACTGCGTGAAGGGGAAAGCATTGCAACTACACGCAGCGAGTACCCTACCTATTCAAAGGAAAATAAATGAACGAGATTTTAACTAACATCAAACTTAGTCCACAAGCTATTGAGATTGTGTTGACTGCATTGAATCAATTACCTCGTGGTCAAGTTGAAGTTTTATTTCAAAACATCGTGACTCAATATCAAGATGAGATAAAGCGTTTACAAGCTGAAGCAGTAGCAGCTGAACTAGCACCGGAACCAGAAGCAGATTAATGACAACACTTCGGATCGACATTGAAACTTACAGTAGTGTAGACCTGCGCAAGTGTGGTGTGCATCGCTACGCTGAGAGTGAAGACTTTGAAGTCTTACTCTTCGGCTACGCATTTGATACCGACCCTGTGCAGGTTGTCGATCTAGCTCGTGGAGATGCATTGCCTGATGACGTAGTCAGTGCGATGACTGATGCGAATGTAATCAAGACTGCATACAACGCAGCTTTTGAAATCACTTGTTTGTCTAGGCACTTTGGTTTTCAACTTGATCCTATGCAATGGCGTTGCACTTCAGTGCATGCATTGTACTTAGGGTTACCCGGCAATCTTGCTGACGTAGGTAAGGTAGTAGGGCTATCAGCTGACAAACAAAAGAAGTCTTCAGGCGGTGCATTGATACGTTACTTCTGCATACCTTGTAAGCCTACAAAAACAAACGGTACTCGCAAACGCAACAAGCCTCAACACGATCTTGAGAAGTGGCGCTTGTTCAAACAGTATTGTGCAGGCGATGTAGAAGCAGAACGCGAGATCGCATTAAAGCTTGCAAAGTTTCCTGTGCCTGATAAAGAACACAAGCTGTGGGTGCTTGATCAAAAGATGAACAACATCGGTGTGATGGTTGATCGAACACTTGTCACATCAGCGATTGAATGCGACCACATCTATAAGCAGCGATTAACAAATGAAGCAATACAGCTGACTGGGTTATCTAATCCAAACAGTCGTAACCAATTACTTGAATGGTTGCAGGTTGAGGAAGACTCAAGCATTGAGACCTTAACAAAGAAAACCGTACCGACCATTCTAAAGAATACAGAGAGCGACGTTGTGCGCAGAGTGATGGAGTTGCGTCAGCAGCTGGCCAAGACAAGCGTATCGAAGTATCACGCAATGGAAAGAGCAGCATGCAATGACGATGGCGTGCGTGGACTTACTCAATTCTACGGAGCGAATCGCACAGGGCGATGGGCAGGCAGACTTGTACAAGTGCAGAACCTGCCACAGAATAAATTAAAAGATATACACCTCGCACGCGAGATGATGAGACAAGGTAAATACGAAGACATTGAGACCTTGTTCGGTAATGTATTCGATACCATGTCTCAGCTGATTAGAACTGCTTTCGTTGCGAGACCTAATAAGAAGTATGTCATCGTTGACTTCAGTGCTATTGAGGCACGCGTTGTCGCATGGCTTGCTTGGTGCCAGTGGCGTATCGATGTGTTCAATACACACGGAAAAATTTATGAAGCGTCTGCAGAACAAATGTTTAGACTACCTGCCGGTAGTGTAGACAAGAAGTCACCTTATAGATTTAAAGGTAAGGTTGCTGAGCTGGCGCTGGGTTATCAAGGCGGAGCTGGTGCACTGAAGACTATGGGTGCACTGGAGATGGGCTTGACTGAGGAAGAGCTCGATCCAATCAAGGATGCATGGCGTGAGGCAAACCCTGAGATCGTACAGCTTTGGTATGCCTGCGAGAACGCATCCAAGAAAGCAGTGTTAGAAAAGACAAGCGTTGTATTACCGATCGCAGGTAAACGCGGCAATTTAATTTTTACTTGCGAGTCTGGTTTTCTTTTTGTTGGATTACCTAGCGGTCGCCGTCTTGCTTACGTTAAACCACGTATCGAGACAGAAGACTTGAGTCGTGAAAAAGCTGATGGCACTAAGATGCAGATAGCAAGGTCAGGTTCTTTAACTTATGAAGGTTTAGATCAAAAGACTAAACAGTGGACGCGTGTAGCTACATATGGCGGCAAGCTTGTGGAGAACATAACCCAAGCGATTGCTCGTGATCTATTAGCTGAATCGATGCTTGCATTAGATGGCGAAGGTTATACCATGCTTACTACTGTGCACGATGAGATTGTTATGGAAGAAGACATCGATGGAAAGCGCAACGTAAAGACAGCTGAAGAAGTAATGGGACGCGCTATCGATTGGGCTGAAGGTTTACCGTTACGCGGTGATGGATTTGAAACACCTTACTACATGAAGGAGATTGACTAATGTCAGTGGATAAAAAACAAGTAGGCGGCGATCATTATTTGAGCCAAGCAATTCAACCATGGGACATCATTGTCGCAAACCGTTTGAATTTTTTTGAAGGTAATGCTTTGAAATATTTATTGCGCTGGAAACATAAAGGCGGAGTAGAAGATTTATTAAAGGCAAAACACTACATTGACAAACTGATAGATTTGGAAAAACCAGATGACAATTAAAACTATAGGCGTCGAAGAGTTATCGACTTTGTTGCGACGAGCGGTTGAAACAATTCGTTCTGATGCAAGACGTCGTCCAGAAACTTTGCCTCCTAGAATTGTGATACCCGGCACCAGTAAATTACTATGGTTAGAGGAAGACGTTCTTGCTTGGATAAAAGAACACAGAGAAGATTGAACGAGGAAACAAATTGAACATGCTGAGAAAAGCAACGGTCGCAGCCGAAGCTGCAACCGGTACTAGATGGTGTACTAACTGTAGTCAACGCAAACTATTACATACAGGCGGAGAATGGATAGTCAGTTCGAACGGAAAGAATCGCCGATGGAAATGCGGCGACTGCGTAGAGAAAAAAAAGAATCGAGAAAAATTAAAATAAACCAATCATTCGATTGGTTTACCTTCGACAGTCAAACCTTCTTTAAGGTTGCGCTTTTTCTCTTGCTGCCTATCACGTTCTTTCTCTGCGGCTTCGCCGGATATAGCTCCCTTACTTTCAAGCCTCTTCAATCTACGAAGCTCGGTGTCGATGTCTCGGATGAGTTTCTCTTTCTCGGACTTCGCGATTGCGGCAGACAAGTCCAGATCGATGGGGCGCATCTTGATACCGACTGTTTGGGCGAGAGCGTATCCGGCTTGAACGGGAAGGCCGTCTTTGCTGATGCCGGTATAACCGAGGACAGGCTGGCCTGTTTGATTGGCTATGACGTTCATGGCTCTGTCCCAGTGATAGTTACCTATCGCGACGGCAGGAGCGAATTGTTGCCACAACCACTTAGCTCGTTTCTGAGCAGCTTCACCGGAAGTGTCGTTCTTATCTACGATGTCCTTTCCGAAGAACGCGTCTTTGTTCCAGATCATCGCACCTACCGTATTCAAGACAGGATTGCTAGGTGTTATTGGTTGAAGTAATGGAACGCCTCCAGCGTTTGCATGTGCATCTAACAAATCACCGCCGGGGAATACACGACTGACGTCAAGGAATACAGGCAGGTTAGTTACATCATCCATACCAAGACGAATTGCTTTAGGTGTGCCTAAACTAGCACTTGCTCCCTTCATCCATGGCGGTAAGTTTTTACGTTCTTGCTCTTCCATTGCTCGCGCTTTATCGCGGAACTCAGGATCAGTCACATAGCGACGAATCACTGTCCACCAGTCTTCATCCTCACCACCACCCAACGATGCAGCCATGGCGTACATAAGCGCATTGACGGTGTACAGTGCAGCAGCAGGAGCAGCATATCTCCATGGCTTTTCAAGTGCAGTGTTAACCAGCGGAGGAATTACTTTGTATGTATAGGCAAAGAACGGTAAAGCATAGTCGCGTAAAACGCGTGCACCTTTTGGTAGATCATCGTAAGTAAATAAATAGTTCTGTGAATAGTCGATCGCGTCATCAACATCAAGGCCACGTTGTCTTGCTTCACGATAAACTAGATAGCGGAAGAACTGATCTTCTGCTTGGTAAGCAGCAGCTGCAGGTCTACGTAAGAACCAGCTTAAAGCATTCCAAGTTGTATCAACCCCGCGCTTTAAACGAGACTCGCTGACATTTGCCAATGCTTTAAGTTGCTCTGGCATTTCATCTAGTAACTCAGCTCTATTAAATGTACCGCCAAATAATCCGGCGTCTAAAGCTTCCATTACCATTGGGTCTTTCTTAATCAGATCACGCATTGCGCCAACGTACTTGTCTACATCCCAGTACGACACGCCAGCAAAGTGAGCCATGGTTAAGTTAGATAAAATGTTGTTTGCATGTGAGACAGGATTAAGAACAGTCTTACCTTCCTTCCACATCGACAAACCTTTAATGTACATCTTGATCAATTCGTTTTGCTGAGACTGATCGAATGCAGATAGATGATCTAGCACTTCAGCTGGCACCCACTTGCCAGCCAGCATACCGTAGCGACGAGCTTGCGTATCCTCGACCTTAGTATCAGGTACTTTTACATAGCCCGGTAATTCTCTTTTGCTTGCGTAATTTTGAGCAAGGCTTTCATATAATCTGCCTAACGCTATATCGCGTTGTGACTTGTTGTACCCCATAACAAAGCGGAACATCGCATCGCGAATCTCGCCCATGTCATCACGTTCGTTACGTGTGTAGTCACGCCATACGGTAATAGTGTCATCAACTTGTGGATCAAAATCAGGATCGCGAACTTGCCAGCCTTCGTCTTCCCAGTCTGTTAAATCTGCAACAGGAACATTCTCAAACATGCCTCGCGATTTAAGACTAGAGCCACCGATACCTTGCATGGTTTTCTTACGAGCAAGCAAAGCTTTTGCTGCTTTAGACCAAGCCTTAACTTCATCGCCTAACTTTTGTTCGTAGAAGCGTGGCAGGTACTTGCCGTCCCAGCGCCCAGCAGCCTCGGGTGACAGCATGCCAAGTCGCACCAACTCTGCTGATTGATCAGACATAATTGATTGCAGCGATGCTGCTAATTCGAGTACATGTTTAGGAGGTTTTGTGCCGCGTTTTAATTCACCTTCAATCACGTCACTAATCATTTGACGTTCTTGTTCAGGTAGCGTTTTCATTTTGTTGGCGACGTCAACAGTCAAACGCTGAGCGCGTTCAACTTCTGCTTTCATCTTGCGCATTGCTCGGCCAAGGTCTTCGCTTACCGGCTTCATGCCAACTTTATCTAGAACGATGTTCGCAACATCAGCTGCGTATCGATATGCTTTAGCACCGGCGCCAAAGCGGAAACGGCCAAGCTCATCACGACTGAGAACCCAGCCTTCAGTCTCGCGTCCTCTTTGACGGCGTTGAAGTTTTAAGGCGTCTCTTTCCCCGACAGGCTGACGCCCTTCGCGAATGCCTTCTTGATCCGACTTTCTATTAGCTTGCGTCGCATTACTACTTTCTCTGACGCTTTCTCCGAGTGTCGCTCTGTAGATGGTTTTGCTGATTCTTCCCGCTTCATCCTCTTCCTTGGTAACATTTTCGAACCTCTATTTCAGCCCCTTCATT